GGTTGACTCCCAGGAAGGACCGCTCCCTGAGCTGCTTGATCATCTCGTTCGAGGCCATGGTCCGGATTGACATGAGGTCACGGGCCGGGGTCTGGGCCTCGCCGGCGAGGATCGCCATCTTGGTGAGCCTGCCCTTCGAGTACATGATCTTGACCGGAGTCATCTTCGTGATGTCTCCCAGGTCGGACTCGACGAGCTCCGGGTCTTCGCCATCGAAGTAGGCGGACCCGCCTCCGTTCGGGGTTACCGCGTCCCACTGGGCGTATTTGCCCTTACAGGCGACGGTGTTGAACAAGGCCTGGGTCGGAAGGATCTTCTTGAAGAGGATCGTGACCTGCTGGTCGCTGATCGAGTGCATCAGGTTCGTATTGGTTGTCGTGGTTGCCTTCCGGATGTCATTCTCCGGAGCCATGATGTTGTCGATCTCGTCCAGGAGATCCATTTTTGCCTTCGAGATTTTCTTCTCGGTCTCTTCCAGAGTAGTGTCATAGAGGATCCCTGCCTTGATGATGTTCGGGTTGATGTAGTCCATCACCGGAATGATCACCTTGGCATGGGGGTCCGCCTCGAGGGTCGCGAGGAATCGCTCGGTCGCGAACTGGGTCGCCTTTGAGATGTCGACCATGTCGCCGTCTTCAATGTCACGGCCCCAGAAGGACCGGCCCCTCTGCCTCAGCTCATCAGTGGAGAGACTGAACGGAGCTCCGAACGTGGTGAGGGTCGGGTGTGCTGCGAGTGCCATTTCTTGTTACCTCTGCAAAATCTTCTCTATCCGGGCCATCGTCGAGAGGGTCCCGGTGCCGGGGGGTGTGTTCGTCTTGCCGTCCAGGGAGGGCTTTGCCCCCTTCGCGATCGTCGGGTCGACCACGATCGTCCGGCCCTGGGGGGTCCGCTTCTTGAGCTCGTTGAGCTCGGCCTCGAGGGCCGTGATACGGTCCGCCTGAGCCTTCACGATCGAGGGGTCAACCTTCTGTTCATCCTGGGGGACGTCCTCGGCTTTCTTGACCTCTTTCTTGTTGAGGCCAGTGCATTTCTCGAGGTCGTCCTCCTTCGCGACGTCGTCGAGGCCGGTCCCCTCTGCCTTCTCGACCTCCTCCTGGGCGGTCGGCGGGGGGATCGGCGGGAGCTCGTCCTGACCTTCCTCGGTCACCTCGTTATCTCCTCCCCCGACCCCGAGGTGATCGGAGATCGCCATCACGGCCGAGAGGATCTCTTCCATGATCTCCTCTGGGCTCCTGGGGGCGTCCCCAGGGCCTCCGTCGACGGGAGGAGCTGCTGAATCTACTCCTGGTTCGTCCATCTTCCTGATTCTCCTTGTTCCATCCACCGTGGGGTGGATGAGCGCTGATCCGCCAGAGGTCATCGCCTTGACGATCTCGACGAATGTGGTGCGATTCTTTCCGGTCCCCCTGGGGCAGAGGGAGATACTCCAGAGATACATCGCCTTGGTGATACAGGGCGAGGTCCTCTTGTCGGCCGGGATATTGCATTCCCGGCTCCATGCCTTGCGGGTCCCGAAGATACTCCACTCGTCGATCTCGCCTTTCACGATGCCGTGCCAGATGTCATCAGTGTCCGGGGTTGCCTTGATCTCTCCCTCCACCTCAAGACCTCGAGTCTCCTCCCCGTCAGGAAGGGTCACTTCGCCGTATCGGGCCTTCGTGATCCATCCGATCGGCCTCTCACTGTGATAGTAGTGGATGATCGGCAGGGCCATGAAGTCCTCGAGGGCCTTCGTGATCGCTCCTTCGGCGATGATCTCTTTCTCTCGGTCCATGGCGGGAGTCGTCGCGACGCCCCAGATCTTGCGAGACTTGCCGTCGGTCGAGTGGTTGAGTTTAAACGTGAAGAGAGGATCCTCCTCTCGAGAAGCTCCGATCGGCATTGATACTCTGGTATCGGGCAGAGTGTTATAAACAGGAATTAAAAGCAGGGTTTTACCCCAGGGGGTCAAGGTGGCATCTTGACAGGGCTGTTATCCCCCTGGGGGAGGCTTTCCCATATGTCGAAAAGAGAGGAGGGGTCCCCCGACCACCCTCCCCATACCCGGGTTATCCGGGCCAGTTATATACTGGAATGAGATTGAGTATCAACTCGGAGACTCGATATACTCAATAATTCTCTTGTCGATGAGCTGGTTGAGTTTTTCTGAAAGGGGTTGTTCATTCATCAAAATCACCTATCCCGTCTTCCTGGATCCTGCGTTCTATCTTGTCAAGCCAGAGTGATGCACCGTCCTTGAACATAGTCTGGATGGCCTCGTCTTCATCAAGAGCGTCACCATATTTGAGCATGTTCCGGACTGTTACCATCTCGTGCCGGCCTGCATGGACTGTGAAGGGGATCAAACCGCTCGGAGATGGTTTTGAGAATGCCCTGCGAACAATCCCGGGTGAGCGATCCTCTGTTGGTTCAAATCCCTGTCCCTGGACCCTTGACCCGGTATATATTTCCGGGGCAGAGTTGTTCTTGGGGCAATCATACCTACACCAGGGCGTCCCTTTCTCTGCATATGCCCAAGTCCCGAAGAATTGGGAAGGGAAACGGGTTGATATTATCCTGCTTGATCCCAATGGGGATGAATAAATAAAATACTGGGGATTGTCACTTCGGTAAATTCTCGTATGCTTTTTTCAGATGGCTATCGGCTGCATCGCAGGCTATCTCCATAAACTCCCAGTAAGACCTTTCATATTCTATAAATGATTCGTCTCCTTCTGAAGACTTTTTAATATACGTCCCCATATAATTACAACAATCAACCTGTGTCTTTAGATGATAAGCAAACCAGTAGTGAGATTTTTCTAATTCTGGTGAGACTTCGTATTCCACAACTTCATAATAAGTATCTGTGGTATACCTACCAAACTCTTTAATTGAGGCTATAACTTCCGGGAGGTTTTCTTCCTGCATGGATTTGTTAAAATTCTTGGTAAACTCTGCACGATTTTCAATATATTGGTCCCAGGTATGAATGAGTTCCTGGTCATCGTGTGCAAGGGAGCTACACCCTGACGCCCCTATCATTAATCCTATGATCAGGAAAAAGACGATATACTGCTCCATGAGATGAGATGGTAGGAATGAAAGGTGATAAATTATACGGGGTATAGTGACAAACTAGCCACCAGCCTCCTTTTCTAATAACTCAAGGATGCGCTTCAATTTCATTTTATCGCCATCCTTTCTGTGATTATATCTCCATACATACTCACCTAAATACAGCGGTAATTTTTCACGTCGAATCCCTCCCTTTGATGCAAGTTTTCTTTTTAAATACCCCCAGAATCCTTCTAACCCATTGATGTGGTTTCCTCTACCATCACTATATTGTCGTTCTCCGTGATTTACAAGACGATGGACGAATCCTCGCGATGCAATTCCCGTATAACCTCTCCAGGTATCCGAGCAGACGATCGATCCTATCCTTACCTTGCTGGAGATGAGAGGCTGGAGAGTTTCAGCTTCAACACTTTTGACAATTTCTGCCCAGACCAATCCGTTTCGGCAGAGGATACCGAAGATAGGTTGTTTCTGTGTGCCCCTCCCTCGCTTAGTCCCCATGTCTCGAATGGACTTCCGCTTGTTCTTCCATTGGCCTCCCAAATAAGTCTCATCTACTTCAACCGTCCCAGAAAAGATTTCCGGAACATCGGTAACGAGAGCTCGTCGTATCAATGTCAGGGCCCTTAATACCCTTTTACGCTCGATTGAAGTCCTATTCGCTATGGTTTGGCTACTCTGTCCGAGAAGGAACCAGGAGATTATCTCTTTCCATTGATCTCGCGTCAGATAGAGCGGTAATCTGTGAGGAACGAAGTCATATCGGCAATTAGAACATCGCCTTTTCCCATTCCCTAAACGATACAACTTCTCGCAGCTGCATCGTGGGCACCGGACCTTGACCATTTGTTCCCTCGTAATGTTACGAGGTGGTGGTTAAAATGGTACTATACCCTTATACGGGCTCCTTTTCACTCACCTCGTGAGGGATGTAATATACCCCTCCGTGAGGTCCCTTGTAGAGTTTCGTCCCAGGGGTGACTTTCTGCCCGGGTCTCACGTAGACCTTCGTGACCGGGCCGGCTTTCTCGATCCAGAGGCTCATTATCTCCGAGCTGGGTCCGTGTTCATCGCGATCATTTTGAGGTAGGTCTTCATCTGCTCTGTATCATTCCTGATTTCTTTCAGGAGGTCCGCGATCAAGAACAGGGCCTCGAATGGGTTGACCTGGTCCCCGGGGATCTCGAAGTAACTCGCGAGCTCCCTGCATCTCTCCTGGATGATGGCCGTCGCCTTCTCGAGACTGGCCGGGTCGACGGTGACCTGCAGGTTCAAGGGATCGGCCTTCACTTCAACCTTTATGGGGACCGTCGTCGCGGTCTTCTCCGTCTTCTTCACCTTCGATCTGTCATAGACTCCTTTTGGCATGGTTCAGTTCATCTCCTGTTTTTTCGTCGTCTTCTTCTTCTGTTTCGTCGCCGGCTCTTCCGGCCCCTTGAACTTCGGGCCGATCGTGCATCTGCAATTGATCACCTGCGCGAGGTCCGGCTGGAATGAGACGTCCCCGGGATACATCATCTTGCACCCTGGGACGGTCTTCGACCCGGGCGTCGGCTTGAACGAGGGGACCTCGAAGGGTTCCTCGACCGGGACGATCTTGTGGTGCATCTCCTTGTGGCTGTCCCGGGTCCGCTCGGAGGGGACCGTCGCGATCCACATCTTGTAGGGGGCGTATTTCCGGATCCTCTCCCAGGCGGCACGGTTATAGGCCTGGTTGATGCTCGTCCGAGCGATCATCTCTGCCCTGGGAAGGCCGATTGAGTTGAACTGCTCGGTGATGTCCCTCGAGATCCGGGTGATCCCGAGTCCCTGCTTGTCCGCGTCGATGATGGTTCGCATGACCTTCCTTCCCAGGTCTGCATTGATCCCTTTCAGGTCCGCGAGGCTGAGCTTGGCGAGCTCGTCGATGGCCGCCATGTCGGGCCGGGTCCAGTCGACCCCGGCGACGAGCTTTGTCTCGTATATTGGGGCCTGGGCCTGGACCTGCCCGACTGTGTAGTCGACCCCGCGCTCGTATCCCAGCTTGACGAACATCTCGATCAGGGCCTTCCCCTTGACCTGGAGATGATAGTTCAGGGACCGCTCGATCGCCCTCTCAAGCTCCTCCAGGTCGAGGGGGCCGGGGGCGATCACGATCGGCCTGATGTTCATGAGGATACTCTCCCGGGACCGGCGTAATGTTCCGAGAAGCTGCTGCAGATACAGAGTCCGCAGGGGTCGGACTGGATCAATAGCCATGTGAGTGAGTGGGGAAGGATCTGTATTATACAGGAATCAGGAATTTGAGGGGGGAAGGTCCCCGAGGACCGACCGTTCCCTGAACTCCTGCTCGTTCCCCCAGGTTGCATGAATCTGGTAGGCCCATCCGTCTCCCAGGAAGACGGGCCGGTTCGTATCGGTCGCGTAATAGGTCTCCCCTATCTTCACCCAGTAGAGACGGGGCGGGAGGACCTTGGTGACGACAAACATGGTCGGTGTCACCTGGAGGACGGCCTCGGGGACGATGTTCCCTCCTGGGGAGTGTCTCTCGCCGGCGTCGTTTGTCCATGTCGTGGGATCGAGGTGCGCGGGGGGGAAGAAGAGAGTCCCCCGGGCGGCCTCCTGGTGGGTGCGACACAGCATGAAGTTGAAGACTTCCCGGAAATCGGAGTCGAAGAAATAGACAAAGACTCCCAGGAGGAGGGGCTTGGTGAGGATGTCCTTCCGGTGGGTCCGGGAGTCCGCACCCTGCCATTCCTTGACGATCTGATAGAGGACCTTTGCATTCCCGGTAAGGTGGGGGGCAAACCTCTCCTCGTCGACGTTCGCGAACGGGAGGTATTTGATCATCATCCGGGCGATGGCCTTGAACGTGATGTGGAATCGGAAGGTCTCCGGTGTGGCGCTGTTCATCTGGTCGGGGTTGTTGATACTACTCATCTTCATTCTCTTGTCGCCTCCCGGTCCCCCTACAGGCAGGACATACACGGAGGAGAGAATGGATCGGGACCAGCTCAAGGAGATAGGTGTGATCCCAGTAGGCTCTCAGGCCTTTACAGACGGGGCAGGTGTAGTCCTCGAGCGGAGGTCTCGAGTGCATGATACCTACTCGGTCCTTGGAGTAATATACAGGAATCAGGGAAAAAAGAGGGGGTTGGATGGAAGTTACATGGAACTGACTGGAGTTTCCTGGTTGCGTGAGTGACTGCATCAAGGGTGGCGGCTTGACTTCACCACCCCGCTCATGCTGTTCTCGTAGATGGTATTATGTTTTGGGATCTTTGGGGAGGTATGGTCGAGCATCCTCTACCCATCTCTCCATCTCCACATATGTCCGGGCGAGATAGGTCAACATAGTGTCGGGGGTCCATCGCCCGAGGGCTACCTGAACTTTCAACATGGCTATGAACTCCTCGCCGAGGCTCTTCCCATCATCACGGAGGATAAGTATTCCTGGGGGGGCAGATCTCCGGAGTTCTGCGAGTCCTTCGTCAGTGATCATCCTTCCCCTCCTGGGGGGCAGGGGTATACTCCCAGGGATCGTCCTCGGTGTCAAGCATCCGATGGCCGTGTTTCCGGACGTATTCCTTCTTCTGTTCCAGGAGCTCAAGATATTCCGCATGGCTCCTCGCGGTCGATGGATCGGGCATTTTTTCATTCATGCTTCTCGCGTCCGGAAAAATCACGTCCTCCCAGGAGTATCCGGCCCCTGGGCTATTTTTTTAATCAATCCACTCATGAATGACCTGCTTTAATTCCTCCCTTCTCATGTCGGGCCTTATTCGTTGAATGAGGACCTCTCCGAGCTCATCCAGGAAGGGGTATACGGCCTCCTCTCGTTCGAGTGGATCGGTCGGGATCGGGTCAATGCAGGTGTTCATGAGCTCAAGGAAATGGTCCTCCTCTCCCGCCTCCCGGATTGCTCGGGAGACTGTGAGGGGGGTCACTCCTCTGCCTCCTGGGCGGCTTTCTTGGCTTTCTCTACTGGGATCTTCCGATAACAGTGGGGGCAGGTGAGATAGAACCTCGAGGACCCCTTATAGTCCCATTCGTGGCCGCAGTCAGGACGAGGGCATTTAAGTCTCATTACCTCTTCCATACTACTCACCACTACTTAATGATGGTGGAGGGTCCCTGGGGGCCAGGGATTTCAGTGAGGCGTAGGGGTGGAGGATCTTGTGCCAGGCAGTCTGGTACCCGCATTTCGGACACTCAAACCAGACCCACTGGGGGACCGCGTATCCTTCCAGGGGGACGCCTCCGTCTCCATGATCGCAGGTCATGAACTCACAGTCAGCGAAGGGAGTCCCGCAGCTACAGGTCTTCCTCTTCGATGAGAAGAGGAGGATCTTCCGGAGCTTGATCCGGGTGTCCCGGGCCTTCTCCTGGTCCGTGATCGTGACCTTGTCCGGGGCCTGGTTGTCTCCCAGGCGGAGGGTCCTCTGGACTTTTGACCAGCATTCCGGGCCGTATCCGTGCTTGATACTTTTCGGGTCAGTGAGTGCCCGATTACATTTCAGGCAGTAGAGTGAGGGGGGCATCAGTCCTCCTCCCTGATGATCTTCTTTCGGTAGTCGTGTGGGTCATGGGTAGATGCATACTTCCCGGTCAGTTTCGCAGCCTTCAAAGAGAGGACCCGGAGATCCTCCATAACGTCATGCCAGTCCGAGGCATTCGCGACCGCGTTCAGGAATTGAAGGTCCTCTTCGAGGGCCTTGATCCTGGTGCGGATTGTCGGATCGGCACCCTCCCGGGCGTCATCATCAGGGTATAACACGATCTGTAACCTCATTCCTCCTCCCCCGGAGTCCCCATCCCTTATCATACCCGCATTTCGGGCATTTGAAGGCATGGGTCTCCGGTCCTGGGACGTATCCGCACTGTTTACAGTAAGCCTCGAGGTTCGGTCCGACTCCCATGGCTCAGGCCCCCTGGGGGGCGGGGGTCAGTTTCATGGCCCCCTCCTCGTCCTGGGTGATCCCGAGGGTCATCACCATGGCCCCCTCTCCCAGGAACTCGGCCGCTATGACATCGTCATAGGTGTTCACGATCTCGCGCAGTGAAGCAGCGACGACGACCTTCATGATCGCCTGTTTCGCCTTTGGGGGGATGATGGTGATCTTCCATGCCCCGTACTCGGCATTATTGCCGATCGCCCCGTGCTTCTGCAGGGCTCCTGGTGTTGCATAGGTCATTTACCTCACCGTGCATGGACAGAACCGACATTTCGGTTCATTCCCGGGGTCCGAGGCAATACAGGCGGGACGCCCATTCTCTTCTCCCAGGAAGATACAGTCCTCGTATCCGTCGTAGTCATCATAGTCTCGTTCTTCGTGGACCACCACATTCCCCCAGAAGACCGCATCCTTGAGGGAGGGAGACTCCCAGAGGATGAGTTCAAGACGGGGGGTTTCTGAATGATAGTCCAATGCAGGGACAAAATAGAACTGGTAGTCCCGGCCGTTCTTCCGGAGAGAGAGTCGGCCCTCGACTTCCCCGAGGAGGGGATGACGGGCCTTCCATCTTGCATGATAGTCGACCTCCCCCCCGTACTGGAAATCCTTCTCGTTGATTCTCATGATTTCACCTACATGATCCGGATAACCTGTCCGGAATACGCGGCCTTCTCCAGGTCCTTGATCTTCTGTTCGACGATCGCCAGGTTCTCAAGGCAGGATTTACGCACCTCGGGCTCGAGGTCCTTCTGCTTGAGTTTACGCTTATACGCGACCTGGAAGTGGATGAGGTCCGCGAGGGACACATCCGGGTTGACGGGGTCGGGGTATGCCATCTATGCCACCACCGGGACGGGGATCGGGATCACGGTCCCGTGCAAGATCTTCGCCTCGGCATTCCCGATCAGGGCCTCGCGCTTGATGTGGGAGATCTGCTCATGGGAGGCGTAGGCTGTGATGGCATTGTAGAGCTCCCATTTGTTGGTCTTCTCGGGGTTATCGATCTGCAGGGCGGCGACGTCCGCGATCTTCTTACTCTCGGTGATAGGGGCGAGAGTGTTCGCGATCTCCGCGTAGTCCTTGAAGGAGACCTTCGCGGCGATCGCATTGTCGATCTGGACCTCGAGGAGGTGGGAGCGCTGGAGGATCCCGTCGATGAACTCCTCGACCTTTGCGGGGATCCCGAGGACCTGCTTCTCGGTGTGCCAGGCAGTGATCACCAGTTCACCGAAGGTCTTTGTCGCGAGCATCCCGTTCGCGCAGGCAAGACGCCATCCGAAGGCAGACCCCTTGAACGACTTCTTGTCGTTATACTGGTTTTTGAACCGGACCCCCATCTGAATCCCGTCCTGGTGATCGTTGACCATCAGGTCAGGGAAGAGGATGAATGCCTCGACGACGTCGTGATGGTTGTCGATGTTGATCAGGGTATTGAGACCCAGGTGATCGGCGGCCGTCAGGACCGGGTCGAGTGCGTCCTCGTGGTTGAGGGGCATGTAGTTCTTTGCGGCCCCGAAGTGGATCTGTCCTGTGTTGAGGTTTTTCAGACCGTATACCTTCGGGGTCTGCTTGAGGGACCCATCGACGAAGAGGTGTCCGTCGTCGTTATACCCCAGGATCTTGTTGTCGAGCTTGGGGTCGAACGGGACTTTTTCATAGAGCGGCACGAGGGCGGCCTTGTCAAGGCCGGCGAGGACTCCCTTCGCATCGGAAGGGGTCATGTCCTTGAAAGAGTTGATGCTGAACATTTTTGTTCCTCCAAAACAGTTCCGAAAAAATGCCCTTTTCTGGGTTTGACCCGACGCCCTGGGGCGGAAAAAGGGTTATGCTGGTATTGGTATGAGGGGGTTGTGCAGGGGGGAGACGAGGCGGTTGATCCTCCAGGAGGACCCTGCCTCGATGATGTGAGGGGGGTCGAGGGTGTGCTCGTATAGGTCGTCAATCTCCTGGGAGAGGTGCCAGGCCTCCCGCTTCGCACGGGCGAGGACCTTTGCAGGGTGGGGACCCTCGATGATCGCGACGAGTTCGAGTTCCCATCCATCCTCGTCCCAGTAAATGTCAACGAAGGAAGTCTTCCCCTCCTTCCTGGGGATGAGTTTCAGGGTCCCGACGAAGGTCTTGACGTCCTCGAGAACCTCCTTCTCGATGTAGGGGCCAGTGTAATAGCCATACATATTGAAGGCCTTGGGGTAGTGGTTCAGGTCCGGAACCTTCTTGATCACGGACTTGGTCTCATAGCGATACACGGGAAGGGACAGGTCCTTCCCGACCGGGGGGACCGGAAGTTCAATCTTTGGAGGGCTCCGGTCCGCCCAGTGTGCCGGGGACCAGCGTCCCCGGTTCGGGAAATCATCGTGAGAGGGGCTTGCGTAGGTCATATCCAGTCATTTCCTTAACGTGTTGGTCGAACGATCTCCAGTGCCGGCCCCGGCATTTCTGCCGGGAGATGTCAAGCTCGACCTGGAAGATCCTGCAGAACTCATGAGGCCCCCAGGAGAGGGGGTCTCGGGGTGATTGCTCATAGAACAGGCAGTCATCACAGCTTTTTCGCATCGGCCGGGACGCCATAGACGGCACCTCCTGGGGTGACGAGTCGGCCTCCGATGAAGGCTCCCTCGACCCAGAATCCTCCGATAGTCCCTCCGATTTTGTCGTGGTCCTTGAAGGATTTCTTTTTCTTCATGGTCAGTTCACCTCCTCGAATCCGACGTCATCGACCTGGTAGAGGGCCTCGGTCCCGGTGTCGAGAATCACGTCCCCGACGGACAGGGACCGGGAGACTCCTGCGAGGGCAGGGCCGATGTTGGTCAGTTCATACAGGTGGTCAAGGTTATCGGCGACGACGAGACCCGCGTGATACCACCCTGGGGAGGGTGTCCGGGCATATTTTGATGACCGGGGATAAATCACGTCATCCCTCTTAAGGTCCGGATTGAACCGGAAAGAGGGGTCAAGGGGGTAATAGAGACGATACAGAGGCATAGTTACTAGGCCCCCAGGGGGTAACTCGGGGAGATACCCGGGGGGAGGGGGATGTCAAGCAGCTCAGCGTAGGCGTCTTCGGCCGCAGAGGCATGAACGAAGCGCCAGAAGTAGTCATGGGTTTTGGTGTCAAGCATTTCAGATCACCTGTCTCCCCTGGGGGGGACGCACCCCGCCCAGGTGGAGGGTAATCTTCTCCAGTCAGTTCCCTCTTCGGTCAGGTCCCCGAAAGGACCTTCATCCCCAGACCCCGGGCATCGGAAGCGACGATCTCCTCTCCGGTTCACCCCCCGAATCCCTTGGTCGAGCGCCCTGTTCTCCGAGTCTTCCCCGGCAGGGTCACCCTGCGAAGTCCTCACTGGGGGGGTGACCATCGCGAGGAGCCCCGACCGGGCTCCCCCGGGCCATCCACAATACTACTTACTACTCACTACTATATAATAGTTATGCCCCCTGGGGGGAGGAATGGGGGTCAGAATGGAGTCCGATTGGATGGCGGAAGTAATATTTATATACTGAAAAAAGAGAGGTGCCGCACCTTACTGGGGGGGTGCCGCACCCTGGGAGACGGGCGACTTGCTCTTGATATAGTGGTCGATCTTGTTCATCACCTCGGCGGCCTGGGACTCGTCGATTTTTGTATAGTGCATGTAGGCACTCGACATTCCCATCCAGAGCTCGAATCCGTGGTCGTCATCCGCCCATTTTCCATTTCCATGATAGGATTGGAAGGCATCAGCATCCCAGTCGCACCGGACCAGGCCGAGGCCGCTATCGTGCATCATGTATTTCCACATGGTTCTCACCTGCCTTACTTACTACTCACTACTATTTAGTCTTATCCCAGTGCCAGTTCTCCATCCTGGGGGGATACTTACAAGACTGGTAGATCTCTTTGATCTTGGCCTTGGCGGCACTTTTCTGTTCCTTCGTCGTGTTCCGGCTCCTCACGACCTCATACCATTTATGGGTCCTCTTTTGCTTTATCTCGTAAGATTCTGGGGTGTGGAATTGGAGCTCGACCTGTTTCCCCTCGATGAGGAGCTTGACGTTGACGCCTTTATAGCATCCCTGCCCCCTCCTCCAGAAGTTCGAGACCTTCTCGACCTTGGCTCCGCTTGCCTCGGCGTCATTAAGGATCTTCGTCATCGTCTCCTGATAGGTATAGGGGGAGATGATCGAGGTGAACCTGCAGACGTCATCCACGTACTGGACGAGCTGGTCCTCGGGGAGGTGGGGGTGCCGGCGATGCTCGATGTCCAGGGCCTCGTGGATAGACTCCCATGTTTTGAGACGGAACTCGAGGCCTGCGAATGCCCCGCCATTCTTGACGATCGCTTTCTTGAGCGACTTGTAGTTCTTATCGACTCTCTCCCGGCCCTCCTTGTAGAGGGTGTCTGCATGTTGTTTTATCTTCTCCGGGTCGACGGTGTATTCCGGTTTCTCTTCCTCCTCTTTCTTCTTGACGTCCTCGGTATGTTCCTTCCCGAAGTCGATGTTCAGGGAGAAGTTGACGGTCCCATTCCGGCCCTCGAGGTATACGGCCGTAAAGTCCTCGTCCGCGTTAGGCTGGACCCAGGAATACCCCTCGCCAGTGTGGGCCGCCCCGATGTTGTCTCCTCGAGTGTAGATGAGCTCGTTCTGTCCGTTGTCGCAGAAGATCACCGATGTCTGGTTCATCATCTTCCCGAGCTCGACGATGTCGTCCCGTTCGGCATCGTGGGTCATCACGAGGAATGAATCCTCGAACTCCCCATATTTCCCGAGGACCTGGGTAAAGACATAGCCTTTCTCGGTCAGGGCTTGCCGGAGCTCCTCATGCCGCTTCTTATACCTCTCCTGGTCAAACTCCATCGGGTTGAGTTTCTTCTCATCGTCGTTCGGTCCTGCAGAGATCAGGGCGAATTTCGTGTGGGCGAGGATGATTGCGAGCTCGTCCTCATCGGCGATCTCGGTCTCGACTCCCTTCCCGGGCTCTCTCTTCGCATACTTCCGGAGGATCTGGTCGAGCTCCTCGGCAGTATACCTCTCTCCAGGTTTTCCGCCCTCTCCCTCCTGGGGCGAGGGTTTCCCCTCCTGGTCGCTCTGCCCCTGTGCCCCGGGTCCTCCCAGGGCAGGTTTGGCAGGGTCGACTCCACCTCTTTCCGGGAGTGGCGTGTTCCCTCTCATCTTCGTGGGGGCCTGGAGGGTCGTCGCGTGTCTTGACCGATCGAGGTAGAACCGGCCTCCTCTCTCACCCTCGTAGACCTTGACCCCGTTCGGAGGTTCCTCTCCGGGCTTGAGGTAGATAGGTTCGGCCTTCTCGATTACCTCATCGGGTTCGCTCCCCTCATCTCCTTTTCTCACGGCACCCCCGGCATGAGAGGGGGCACCTTTCTGGCCTTTCTTCCGAAGGTCCCATTTTGTCTCGTGCTTTGACGCCCCTTGAGCTCCCTTGTGCGATCGGTGCGTGACGTGGTCCTCCCTCTCTGGGGCATAGTCCCGCTTATAGTCTGCCGCGCCCTGTGCGCCTCCAGTTGGCGCATGGGGTCTCCTGGGGAGTGTGGTCGCCTGGTGTTCCTTTGAGAGGTCCTCATACTTCATTGGTTCGGGCCGACCGACCTTCGGGACCTCGCTTTTGAGATAGTAGACTCCGCCCCTGGGACCCCTGTAGAGCTCAGCGCCTTTCGGGACCTTGCCCGGCTGCGCGTACTCGATCCGGTCCTCCGGCATGGAGACCTTCACTCTCTTTACCCTGCCGAAGTCCTTATGGTCTTCATACTCGCCGTCGTCTGCCTTCTTGACTTTGTCGCGGTCCTCATCACTGCCCTCATGGTCCTGGGAGGAGGCAGACCCGAAGTTGTCCCGGTTATAGACCTGGGGGCCTCCCAGGTCCTCGTCTCCCTCCGCGTAGAACTGGGCGGCCTCGTCTGGGGAGAGTTGTTCTCCACCCTGGGGGTTCGTGTTCAGTCCGCCTCCCGGGCCTGGGGGACCCATGGGTCCGCCCCCACCTTCCATCCCCTGATTCCAGGCGTTCTCCTGGGCCTCCTCCATCGCACTGACAGCCCTCTCGATCTTCTCGTCGTCGAGCCCCGCGATCCGGAGCGCGGCTTCGAGGGGGACCCCGAGCTGCATGTAAGTCGTGGCGACCTGTGCCCGGGCCTGGTCGATCTGGGCCATCTTGAGCTCGTCGTCGAGGTCGACGACGTCCTTGAACCTGAACCTCCATCCGGGTTCCCATCCCTCGATGTCGGGGAGGAGGTTCTCATTGATCATCTCCTCGAATTTCCGGAGGAGGGGGCTGAGCATCCGGCTCTTGGTAATGTTTCTCGCGACGTATGCAGTGGCGCGGTTCACGTCGTCACCGACAAATTCGGAGGAGGAGAATCCGAACATCGCCCAGACGATCTTTGCGACCCACATCTGGCCCTCGAGCCATTGCATGTCGACCATAGTCGGCGTAAGGGGTTCGATGTCCTCCTCCCCGATCAGGTTGACGACCCCGTTGAAATTTTCCGGCCCCAGGTTCGCAGAGTTTAGCTCGGCGTTCGCCTCGATGAGCTGGGAGACACTGGTATACTGGGGGTGTTTGTATTTCATCCCGGGCATGACGCCGTTCGCGAAGGTCATCCCTGCGGCCTTGGTGGAATCGATCAGATACTCGAGATACCACTTGAGCTGCTGCATGAAGTCGGTCCCATAGCAGGAGTCCGCCCTGGGGTAACAACAGAAATAAACGACCTCCTTCGGATCGAACGGGATGAAGATCCCTGCCCGGGCGTGTTGCCAGTATCTCTTCACGTATCCCAGGGAGTAGGGTCCCTCATAGACAAGACCCATCTCCCCAGTGATCCCTCGCCAGTCTCGATCGATTTCGACCCAGAACTCGGGTCCGGAGTAGGCCTTGAACTCGAGGAGGACCTGCCGGCCGGAGGTGTCGGGGAGGCTCAGCGTCTTGACCCAGGCCCCCGCATCGTATCTGAGCACGTCCCGGGCCGTCATCTTGAGGAGGGTCGAGAACGTGTCCTGGGGGTTCGGTCGTTTCAGGAACTCGATCGCCTTTTCGACCCGGGCCTCCTTATGGTCGATCACCTCCCATTCGACTATCCCAAGATAGTCCATAACGCCTTTCTCGCAGATAGCGAATATCGGGTTCCTTGCGAGTCGGTCGTTATCTGCCTGGAAGAATCCCTCGCGATAGATCCCGTAAATACCCCAGTAAGCATTCACCGAGGCGACGGCCTTCCTCATAGCGGCTCCGGTGACAGGGTGGTCGGTGTGGCTCTCTCCCCCATTGCCGAAATACTTCTCGAATCCGGTCGTCGGCCTCGATTTCCCCTCGGCACCCCGGAGTGTGTTCATCCTGTGTTTGAACTCCGGATCGTGCTCCGGAGGGGAGGCTTTTGTCTCCCCCAGGAGACGGTCCCGGAGGAATCCGACGAGGGTCATTTCCAGGACCCCCGCAGAGGCTCGGTCTCCTGCCTCGTATATTTCTTCACTGCAGGTAACTGGGTGATCATGACCCCTCCCAGGGGGACCTCGCCGGCGAACATGGCGAAGTCAAAAGCATCGAATTGGTCATCGTGTTCTCCCTCCGGCATCAAGCATAGTTCCTCGACGAACAGGTTCAGCCCTCGCTTGACCCAGACATGGCCGTTTTCGACGACGCCAGATCGGTTATAGGCGCGGGATACCTTGTCTCTGGTTGTCTTTATCTCCTTGATTCTTATGAACGGGAATGTATGTCGGATCCTCTGGCAGAAATCTTCCTGGAATGCGACTGCCTCAATTCCGCATACATAGGGTTTCCACTTCTGCCAGGTGGCTGCGATCATCTTGGCCCTCTGGTCATAGGTATACCTGCCCCGGGTGACGTCCAGGACGTAGAAGTCGGGATTCCGGTCCTTCGAGATCCCGATCGTGCATATCGCAAAATAGTCGGCCGTGTCTTTCTCCGAGACGGCCGGGTCGACCCCGACGTATATCTTGAGGTCCCGGAGCTTGATCATTTGGCCGTCTTCTCTCTCGAGGACCGTCTCCCCCCCGACCGTCGTGAACTCGAAGTATTTGAACCAGTCATACTGGAAGATGTCGCCTTTCTTCATCAGCTCGACGTCGTTCTGATACTGGAGGTTGAAGACGACGGCCCCGACATTGCCCCGAATGGTCCGGAGTCCTGTCGTGATCTTGTTCCCGTCGATCCGGTCGTCGAGAGGCATGAAATCCTCCCAGATTGAGGTCTCGGTCCCCTGCTCGTCCATATTGATCGCCATCTGGATCTGCAGGTCGAAGTCAAGCTCCTCGATCAGCATCTTGTAAAGGTCGAGGTAGTGATACCGGGTCCCGAGGACGTGGATCTCTCCCCCTGGGATGAGGGTCGGGAGGAGGGTGAGCTTGAACCAGTCTGCCATCCTCTCCCGTTCGCCCTCGGTCCTCGCGTTCGCGAAATTGACGAGGTCGTCGGCGAGGATGATGTCATAGTGCCCGGAGGTGACGGCCCCAGAGTTCGCACCGTGAGCGGTCAGGGTGGCCTCGGTCAGGATCCTGGTCCTGCCGGCGAAGATGGCCTCGTGATCGCTCCATTTGTTTCCCCGGAGGTCCCCGTAATACTGATGGATGAGGGGATGATACTGAGCTGCGTTCTTGATCGTGTTCAGGAATCGGGTCGCATGTTGGTCCGTGTCAGAGACGATCAGGATCCTGATGTCAGGGTCGTTGATGGCCTTCCAGGCACCATACCCGATCGTCCCGACCCGGGTCTTCCCGCTCCCCCTGGGGGCGAGGTCGAGAGTCTGCTGATGGTCGTGATAGTGATCGAGGATCTTCTTGTGATGGTCCCAGATGGTATACCCGAAGATCCTATTTGTGAAGTATTTGGCCGAAGACCGGAGGAGTTCTTTCTGGAATGCCGGCTCGGCCTCACGATAGAGGTCGAGATTCTTCGGCAAGGGCGTCCCCCAGGGCCTTGAGCTGGGCGTCTGTGAGCTTATGTGTGACCTCGGTCTTATTGGTTGTCTTGACGTCAGCCTCGATCTTCTGGGCGAGTGTGAACTCTCCGGGGTTCATCCGTTCGAGGCACCAGGCTCGGGCCTTCCAGTCCGGGTGAGTGATGATCCCGACCAGGAGGTCTTTTCTCGCCTCTGCTCGGGCGACCATGACCCTGTCCGCGAAGTCGATCATCTGCAGTTCCAGGTCGGTTTTCTTCTCTTTTTCCCGGGCGTTCTTTGCGATCCTTAACCATTCATAAAACTGTGTTTTTGAAATCCCAGAGAGATTTGCGGCTGTTTCGACGAATATTCCGTTCTTGATATTCTCGATTATCCGGTCGATTATCTCTTTGTTCCGTAAAGTCGGGGGGCGGCCTCTTTTCGCCATAATCTCGTATAGAAAGGCCAGGATAATATACAGGATAGGGAAATTTTTATGGGGATAAAAGGGGGTATTTCAGGTCCCTGATGCCCCTGGGGCGGGGACAATACCCGGATGTGCGAGCTGGAGGTTCGTCCCATAGACTTCTCCGAACTCTACCAGGTAGATACCTCCGGACCATGTCACATAGTAGTGTTTCAGACCTGCGGCCTCGGCTGCCATCACCTGGGCTTTCATCTTGACGATGTCCTCGTTCGAGTGCCCGAATGTCATCCACCTGAAATTTGCCTCTGCCATGAAGATAGTCCGCTTCGGCTCGGTATACCCTTCACTCCCTCCCGGGGAATCCGCGACTACTTCCTTGACTGCCTCGCCGGCGTCCTTCCCTACCAGGGCCGTGACGACTGCAGGGCTCTGACTCGCGCCCCGGAAGACGAGCTTAATGCCAGTCTCCAGGAGGACGATGACTCCCGCATAGGCGAAGAGCTGTGTCTGGAGGTCGACGGAAGAGACAAGAATCCCGTCCGTGAAGAAATTCACGAGACCGATCGCGGCCGCGACGACGATGGTCGCGTAGAACTTCGCATCTGAAAATTCCTCTCCGCTCCCGAGATTCTTCTCTTTGTATTTCAGGGCGGCCGTGAAGGCACCCATCAGGATCGGGGTGACGACCCCGACGATCAAAGTAATGAAATCCATGATTAATTCACCTTGTTTTCATCGATCTTGTGGTCTCCGCACCAGTCGTCTTCATAGACGACGGGGAATCCGTTCATGGTCGGCGCGTGACGGCGGCACCTTCCGAGGTTCTTCGGGAGTGGTTGTCCGTCCCGGGCCTTCTGGACATACCACATGCAGGTCCGGCACCTCATAGTGTCGGACCGATGGGCCCAGTTATCATCCTCCAGTGGATTCACCCCCTGGGGGGACCGAGAAAGTGGATTTGAAGGAGGTCCATTGGATGTTCCCTCCGATGGTGGCCGGCTTGCCGATCGCCTGGATCCTCGTGGAGACCATGTTCTCATATCCGAGTATCCCAGGGCCGCCTCCGTTCGAGGTGATCGACTGGGACCCTACATAGACCGACCCGATCCCGTTCACTGACCCGGAGAAGCTCATCCCCAGGGCGTCAGGTGCATCAGAGGACCAGGCAGAAATCCCGCCCAGGGCGTTGTATCTGATCATCGACCCCATGAGGGAGGTATCGACTATCATTCGTGAGCAGTAAGCATCCTCGGCAGGGATCGTCTCGTTCGCAGACCCCGCGGAGAAGTCTTCTCCCCCGCACCCTCCTTCTGGGACGCCGGCGTCGACTCCCTCAAAGAAGAGTGAGTTCTGGTAGTATCCCGGTCCCGTCGAGGTGACGTCTTTCCCGAGATCCATGTTGATGATCTCGGCATTGACCAGTGAGAGGGACCCCCTGTAGGAGGAGGGCCCGGTCAACAGGAATCGCTCGGCGGAGGATCCGGTGACGATCTCCTGACCACAATAGAGAGGAGGGGTCCCGGCCATATCCCCGTCAGAGATGGTGAAGATGGCCTCGCTATCTCCGAACAGGATCTCACCAGTCGCGCCCACCTGGACGGTCATCCCGGATCCGGCACATATCCCGACCAGGAGGGCGAGTAGGATCCCGTATCCTCCAAAAGTCGAGAGAAAAGGTCTCGAGTGCATATATCACTCGATCGAAGTGCCGGATATTATACAGGAATCAGGTGAGGGGTGGGGGGTTAATCGAACTTCTCGATCACCCTGATCCGAGCAGTCTCTCCCAGGACCCCATCGACCAGGGGGGTGACGTAGTAGTTCCCTGCCTGGTCGAGGTCCCCCTCCTCAAGGGTATACGAGATATTTGTGGTTCCGATAACCGGAGTCGCCGTCCAGGTGACGATGGATAGGTCTGGTTTCAGCACGTCGATGAAGGTGGTCTCCCCTCCCTCGAGGGTAATGTTCACGTCCAGGACCAGGATCTCGCCGACGGTCCCGACTTTCAAAGTAGTGACGTCCATTTATGGTTCCTCCTTTTCTTCTTTCTCGATTGGTGTGTCGAGGGTGTCCTCGACCTTCACGACCTGGGACTTGGCATTGCCTTCCTGCAGGTGCGTGTCGAGGTCCGCCCGGCGTCGAGTGGTGGTTCTCAGCCTGGAGACCCGGGTCTGTTTCACTGGGAAGTCTTTCTCCTCTCCCAGGGCGACGCGGATCACATCGCTCGATGATATGGAGACGGTCGGGATCTCCGTCGTCTCATCCAGGCTGATGATCGCCTCGTCCTCGGACCCGAACGCCCTCCTGGTCCTCTCCCCCAGGGCGAGGGTAATGTTGTCCCCCCTCTGGAATGCCCGGGTCGAGATCTCGGAGACGCGGACCCGGATGACGTCAGTCGAGGAGATGTATTTTGTGAGGTGAGACTCCTCCTCGATCGTGATGGTTGCTGCGTCGCTGTTGGGGAATTTCCTCTGCGACAGCTCCTCCACTATAACGAGGATCTCGTCCTCAACCTGGGGGGCGGCATTCTCGATTGACCTCGTCTCTCCCAGGGCGACTCTGATGGTATCGGTCCCTGTGAACTGCCGCCTCGTCCCCTCTTCCAGGGAGAGGGTAATGTTGTCGGACGAGTAGAATTTCTTCTTGATGGCCCCCTCCTCGGCCATGACCAGGATCTCGTCCTCGGACCCGAACGCCCTCCTGGTCCTCTCCCCCAGGGCGACGATGATCGTGTCTTCTCCCTGGAGATCTACCTCGATTGCTGATGTCTCGAGGGATCCCTTCACCAGGATCGTATCCGAGGAGGAGAGGTTCCTCACATTGGTCTCGTCGACTTTCACGAGGATGGTGTCGGACCTGTTGATCTGGACGGTGACCTGGGAGGATTCCTGCAGGGCGACGACTGCAGAGTCAGAGGAGGTCTTCCTGAATGCGACGTCATAGGTCCCGGTGAACGAGGTCTCGAGGTGGACCGTCGATACTCCAGTCACCTTGGTCCAGGGGAAGGTCACGTCATGGACCCCGGTCAGGGCCGTCTCAACCAGGGTCGTAAAGACCCCTGTCACCTTGGTCCAGGGGAAGGTCACGTCATGGATCCCAGTCAGGGTCGCGGACTGGATCACATCATGGATCCCGGTGACAGTGCTCATCGGGAATCCGACGTCGTATCTGCCAGTGAGGGTCCCGGGGCACTTCACATCGAACCTGCCAGTCAGAGCCTTGACCGCGTGGATCAGAGTGTCGAACTTCCCGGTGAGGGGCTTGGCGAGGAAGGTTGTGAACTTCCCCCTCACCGTGGACCTGACGGGTTCAAGGATACAGATCTTGACATATCCTGTAGATCCTGATCCTCCGTTTCCTCCATGTCTCCAGGTATAGGGCGACGGGGGGTCTCCTTCGGGGTGGTTTGTTGGGGAGTAATAGTCGACGCGACCGATCCCTCCTCCTCCACCTCCGCCCCCTCCTGCTCCGTACCCGCTTCCTCCAGCTCCCCCACTCCCTGCAGGATGGATATACGGTGAACTTACTTTATACCCATCATATCCATCATGACCGTTCGAGGCTGATGGCGATCCAGGCCGGATAGTCCCGGCGGTCCCGCTATATCCATCATACCCCTTTGTTATATACGGGCTCGCCAGCCCCCCTTCTCCACCAGCACCTCCCGCCCCTCCTGATGCAGAGAGTATTGTCGACCCGAGGACCTTGATTGTGGTGGTCGTCCCGCCTGAACCTGGGGACCCGGGGCGCATTTCGTATCCCCATTGATCCGCCCCCCCTGCTCCTCCTCCACCCCCGACCCCGACGGTGATCGTGAGGGTCTGCCCTGGGGTGACCTGGAGGGAGTTGTTGCTCACGACCTGTCCTTTTCCTCCACCTCTTCCTGCATAAGCCCATTCGGCAGTAGAATAATCTGGGGGGTTATATGCTTCGCTCGCGCCCCCTCCTCCTCCACCTCCGCCTCCCCCTATTGCTTCAACCTGGACGCTGGTCACTCCTGGGGGGACCACCCAGGTCGTGCTCGAGGTGAAGATGTGGCAGATATTATAGACGGAATATTTGGCAGAGAGCCCCTTCTCCAGGATTGTGTGATTGACTGAATACTTCCCAGTAAATGCGATCTCGAGGATCTGGGTAGGGTGACCTTCTCCCTCTTCTCCGTCAGAGACGTTGAACGGTCCCAGGTTGAACCTGGACTGGTTAAAGTCTGCCATTCGTCTGTCTTGACCCGGCAGGGAGAGGGGCCGGGTGAGGCCCTCTGGTCAGCGTCGTTACATGAAGTCGAAGAAGACGTCCCAGTTGATGATCAGGTTCTTCGAGGTATTGATCTCGAAGCTCGTGAAGTGCTCATCCGCATGGCTCAACCGAGCTCCGAATAGTAACGAGGATGCGAACGTCCCGGTCCCGAGGTATGAACTACATCCATATAGGTAGAGCCCGATCTCTCCAACTGTCCCTGATATTGACCCTGCATTCCATTGTGCCGTGAGGGTGGCCTTGTAATGGCCCTCTGATATTTGGGTCGATGAGCACGATTGAGTCGAGGCTTTCGTTCCTGGGGCAGTCCCGATCGGACTCGTGAGTGCGGTCATCTCCGCTGTGTTCTCTGTCGTAGTATCTGACCCGAGGACCATGTATGTCGTCCTCGAAGTCCATTGGTATATCGGACAGGGGTGTGCAGTTGATTCATCAACACAGGTGGTGATATTCGCGAGGGCGCGGACCAGGTTCAGGGCAAAGACGCCGTCCGTCTCCCATTTGAACGTCCAGGTGATCACGACTGGCTTGGTAGTGTCAATCGTGAATGCTGTGAACTCTGAATCCGCGACTGCGAACCGTGCCATCAGATACCTGTTGTCCCAGTTCCATTGCGAAAGTGCTGACAGGAGAGACCCCGCCCTGCCATTGAAATAGAGTCCGATCTCACCGACGGTCCCGGAGATCGTCCCTGGATTATATGTCCCCATCCACTGACAGAAATACGCATTCCCATTAGCCCAGGCCGACGCCGTCATCTGGTTGCATCTCGTTCCAGGGGCAGACCCGATCGGACTCACGAGCGCTGTGGTGTTACTGTTCGTCTGGTTGGTAGTGTCCGTCCCGAGCACGTTATACACATAGTCGACATTCCCGAGGTTGCGGCTCATTGTCGCCTGGTTATCGGTCATTACATTCGCGAGGAAATAGTTCGCGAGTGACAGGACGTAGCCTTTACAGATCTTGTTTTTCCCCTCGATGACCGTGTCTCCGTTCTCGATCCTGACGTGCCCGGTGACTATCGCCGTAGCACTGCATTTGAGGACCTGGTCCTCCTCTCTTGTTTTTGTGAGTGTTTCGTGCATGGTCTTCTCCTCATGAATTATTGATTGATACCTCGTGGCTGGTCAGGTCCTTGACTACCTCCCCCGTGCAGGGTAGATCCGCGAAGTTGTTTGAGGTCAGGGTGATCTCGTGGCTGGTCAGGTCCTTGACTACCTCCCCCGTGCAGGGTAGATCCGCGAAGTTGTTTGAGGTCAGGGTGATCTCGTGGCTGGTCAGGTCCTTGACCATTTCATTGAATAATGCCCTCCCTGGGAGGTGGGTCGATTCTCTCTCGTGGATGTTGACTGTGAACTTCGCGATCCCTTGATTCCCCTGTGAGTCAGTCAGGGTGAGTGTTACCTCATACGTCCCCTCTGACAGGTAGGTGTGTGTGGGGGCCGGCTGTGCGCTGTGCGAGGACTCGTCTCCGAAGTCCCAGTCGTAGCTCGTGATAGAGTAGACGGACTCGTAGATGACAAAGAAATAGACGGGAGTATTGACGACGATCGGGTTGAATCTCTGGTTCAGGGCGACGATCCCGGCATTGATCGGTGAGCAGACGAATCGCGGGGAGATGAGGAACGAGGTGGAGGTGAGCGCGACCCCGGCCATCCTCTGAATCGTCCCGGGGGTATGATCGATCGCCCCTGGAGTATCGCTCAGGTAGATAGATCGTGCAGGGGTCAGGCTCCACCCAGGGTTCGTAACCTTTCCGGCGACCTGGACCCTCCCTGTCGCACCGGACCCGATCGCATCGATCGCGATCCCGATCTGCCCCCAGGACGACTCGAACTCCGTCGCATCGGTCTTATACCATTTCCCATCGTCCGCCAGGTAGACTGTCTCGAATTGAGACAGGGCCTCTCCTGCCTGTCCCTCGAGGACCGTGACATCGTTCAGGTTCTCGCGGAGGGAGTCAATGTCGTAGGCTGTGAGTCTCCTGGAGATCTTCGTCCCGGTGTCCCAGGCCTTCGCAGTCCCCTGGATCTCTCGGGTCACCCCGAGCAGGGTTCCCGCTCCGGAGTTCCCTGACTTCGAGGTATACTCGACGGTCTCCGCGTCGTTCCCTGCCCCCAGGACGGCAAGGTTCTTTCCTGGGGGGAATACCCAGAGCTCTCCGACGGGGATGGTGGTATCATCCTCGTCGATCGGAGCCGTCGTCGTAGTATAAGGGCTGTTGACCTTCCCGGGGTAGAGTCTTTTCATGGCGACCTCACGAGGTATCGAATGCGAACTCCATGGTCCAGGCGATGATCAGGTTCACCGAGGTATTGATCTCGAAGCTCTCGAAATGTTCGTTTGCGTGGCTCAACCTCGCCATGAGGTATGGTCCCTGATACCAGTTGACCGTCGTGATCCCGGGCCAGGAGGGAGGCCCGAAGAGGTAGAGTCCGATCTCGCCGACGGTCCCGGAGATCGTCCCCGGCCCCCATGTTGCGGTATAGGTAACCTGATAGACTCCTGTGGAGGGGTTCGCGGTCGAGAGGGCCTGGGTCGAGGCTTTCGTCCCTGGGGCGGTCCCGATCGGGCTCGTGAGGGCTGTCATCCCCCCTGTATTCTGTGTCGTGGTATCTGACCCGAGGACCATGAAACATGACTTACCCGCCCAGTTATACGCACAATGATTGTCAGTAATTGCTCTATCCGTCGCTGCGGCGATCGACGCCATGTTCATCGCTCCCAGGTTGGTGAGGATCCCGTCGGTAGTGAAGGAGAGCGTCCATGAGATCACGACGGGCCGCGCGGTATCGATCGTGAATGCTGTGAACTCTCCATCAGCGACTGCGAACCGGGCTGCAAGTCTCGCGGAGTCCATATTGATTGTCCCGTTCCCGACTGTCATGTGGGTGTCGTGTAGGAGATAGAGTCCGATCTCACCGACGGTCCCGGAGACTGACCCGGGGTTCCAGACGGCGGTATATGCGATGTTCCAGGTGTTCCCCCCAGATACCCAGGAATCGGTCGTCCTTGCATCCTCGATCTTCGGTGCTCCGATCGGACTCGTGAGAGCTGTCGTTGTCGCGTTCGTCTTCGTCGTGGTATCTGTTCCGAGGTGGACCCATTGATAGGACCATCTCCCATACATCATCCCACATTTTGACGGGCCATAATTCGCGGCAAAATGGTTCATCAGGTTCATTAGGAACGAAGACGTCAGCTTGTTTTTCCCCTCGATGACCGTGTCGCCATTCTCGATCCGGACGTGCCCGGAAACCTTGACAGTTGATTTCAGGTCGATATTAAGTGTCGGGTGCATTCTCGTATACCTCATGAGTTCGTGATCTGAACCGAGTGTGTCAGGCGTGACAGCCCGTGCTCGGTGGTGTCGTTGTCGCAGACCGGGGTGAGGATCAGGTCATGGGAGATCCGCTCCAGACATTGTTCCTTGAGTGCCCCTCCCTGGTGTTCCTGGGGAGATCTCTCGATGACTGTGAGGGTGTGCCTTGTCGAGAACGTGTTCCCCTCGCTATCTGTGACTGTGAGGACGACGGTATAACTGCCGGCCTCGGCATAGGTGTGTGTCGGAGAGACCGCTGTGCTGTGCGTCGACTCATCGTCGAAGTCCCAGTCGTAGGAGGAGATGCCGTATTTGGTCTGAATCACTGCTGAGAACGAGATCTCCCTCCCGACGACCGGGGTGTTGGCATTATCGGTGAATATCTGGATTCCGATCATAGTCTGCCCCCCTTCAAAGGGCATGAGGAATATCGTGGTGGGGGAGAGTGCGTATCCGATCCTCCTCGAGAAGGTCCCGGGAGAGGTGGCAATCGTCCCAGGAGTGTTCCCTGCGTAGAGGACCGTCGAGGCCGGGAAGGACCATCCCTCATTCGAGACTTTTCCGAGGATCTGGACCCTCCCCTCCCCGAGGTAGACTCCCACCTGCCCGATCGCCAGAGGGTTCGTCGCATCTGCCTGATACCACTCCCCATCATCCCCCAGGGCGACGAGGTCGAAGGCCTCCAGGGTTTCCCCTTCGACCTGGTCCTCGAGGACGGAGGTATCGTTCAGGTTCTCGCGGAGGGAGTCAATGTCGTAGGCCGTGAGCATCCTCGAGATCTCGGTCCCCGTGTCCCAGGGCAGGGCGTCTCCCTGGAATCCCCTGGTGACGCCGGTGAGGTTGCCCGACCCACTCGAGGCCGACTTTCCCGTATACTCGACCGTCTCGGTGACGAGCCCTTCCTTGAGGACTGCGAGGTTCCTCCCAGGAGGGAACACTCCGAGCTCTCCGACGGGGATGGTAGTGTCATCCTCGTCGATCGGGGCTGTCGTCGTAGTCGGGGGGCTGTTGACACTTACGGGATACAGCCGGTTCATGGCCTAACTCGAGGACACTTTGATCGTGAACGAATCGTTCGTATACCCGTCTCCCGCAGGGGTGACGACCCGCTTGAGCCAGATGGCGATTGACTGGTTCTCCTCCAGGGTCCCCAGGATGAGGACGTCTGAGTGTGAGATGGCGTCGGGTGCGACGAAGGTGGAAGACGTGATCGGTGCGATCTTGGCTGATTTCCCTGACCCTCCAGTGCCTCCGTAGTTGCTGGCAAGGGTGATTGTCAGGCCGTCGGTTGAGACGCTCTGGATCGCGACTGCATTCGAGTTTGTGTCCTCGGTCGAATTGAAGATCTTCTCCCCAGGGCGACACTCCTTGCTGATGTCGTTCGTGGCTGTGACAGTCGCGGATCCATTCGTAAACGTGAACGTCCCGCTGAGCGCTTCCGAGTCGACGGACTGCTGTGATTTCGACCCCCCGGCCAGGATGGTGACGTGGGTGTTCGTGGCAGGGGTGTTCGCGTCGATCCATGCCTTGACGAGGGTGTAGGAGTCAGCATTCTCGTTTCGGAGGTAGATCTTCCGGTACTCGGTATCCCCATCCACTCGTTCAGCGTCACTGACATTATCGAAGATGTTCTCGCTGGTGTTGTCGGTGATCGCGGAGGAGGTATCTACTCCCCCGCCATGAGTGGTCCCCTCGGTCCAGTTCAGGCACTTATACCATTTCAGGTTCTCTGCTAGGACGGTCATATATAGACCCCCCCGAGATCAGGACCCGATCAGGATCGTGAGCTGCGTGGTGAATACCCAGATCTGCCCGGAGGTCTTTGTCCCATTGGCCTCGACCTTCCGGTTGAACATGACTCCTGCGGTGGAGGCATTGAAGATCGCCCATTCGTTCCAGGTGAAGTTCCCGACCGAGGTCCCGAACGTCGCCTGGAATCCAAGGACATTGACGTTGATGATCGGATACCCCGTGTCCATTCCGACCCGGACCTTATTTGTCGAGGCCTGGAGATCTGTCTGCGTGGCCGCGAAGGCCGTGCTCGAGTCTCCTACTCCGATATGTGCGTTCGCATTGTTGAACGGGGTCGGGGGACCGTCCTGGATGGTTGCGGCCGCGAGGAAATTCCGGCCGGCATTGGTAAGTGGCATCTCTTTACTCCTGCTTGACAAAGGGGACCCATTCCGCCTTCCCCTCGGGCGTGATCCTTAACCTTCCCTGGTCGACGAGGGCCTGGACTTCCTCCTGGGTGAGGATTCTGGTGTTCTCGACGACTTCAAAAGGTTCGTCGACTGCAGGATCGGCCCCCTCCTGGTATTTCCGGAGGTAAGACTTCTCCTCGACGACAATGTGTATCGGCAAATCTGCCATCAAAAGAGGGTGGGTGGGTGTGCTATTATATGGGAATGAGGGGACGGTCAGTTTTTAGGGACGAACCATTTCCCGCAGTTTCGGCAATTGAGCTTTGTCCTCGCGCTTGAGGCCCATTCTTTTCCACATCTGGGACACTTCACGATCCGGAGGGGGGATCCCTCCGGGAGGCCCTTCATAGGAATGCCTCAACTGTGAGGGGTTCCTGCTCCATCCTCCCCAGGGCGACCGCGTGGGTGCCCGGGTCGATCTCCATCCCGAGATAGTTCATCCCCAGGGCCTTCGCCGCGAGACAGGTGGTCCCCGAGCCGGCGAAGGGGTCGAGGACCTGGTCCCCGGGCCGGGCGAAGGTCCGGAGGAGATGGATCGCCTCGTGAATGTCCTGCTGCCAGGCGTGGTATGTTTTGGATCGCTTGCCCGTGACGACGTCCAGGGAGACTCTATTTAGGGGCTTTATGGGTGCTTTTTGGTAGACAATGATCGGTTTGAATCCGGCGATGATGTTCCTCGAGTGGACGAGACACTTCGCCCCTTGGTTGCCCTGACAGATGAGCCAGTAGTACGCGAGGCCGGCATCCCCCATGATCCGCATGATCTTGTCGAGGTTGATGTGGCCGCAATAGGAGATCAGGAATCCCGAAGGCTTGAGGACCCGGGCACCCTGGGAGGCGAGGACCGTGTAGGCCCCCTCCCAGACCTCCTTTACGTATGGCGGGTCGGTGAGGATGATGTCGACCGACCCGTCCTTGAGGGCGGCCATCCCTTCGGAGCAGTCGCAATTAACGATCGTCCTTGTCCTCAATGCTTATCCTCCCGGTCCCTCCACACTCAAGGCACCTGATCGCTTTTCTCTCGTTAAAGGTCCCGGTCCCCCTGCAGGAGGGGCAGGTGAGATCCCGCCAGGTGTCTCTCATCCGTCCCCCCAGGTGCATCCCTCGGCCGGGTCCCACCAGTTACATGTTTCGCAGTCTGCATCCCCCCCTGCAGGACAGGGGTCAGTCATGCCTCCACCTCCCGGATCGAGACAACCTTTTGCCCTCCCGGGAGGGGGTCGATATAGATCAGCTCGTCGGGGTGGTCCTTCCGGGTCCGGAGGATGCAGGATTGGACCTCATCCCATCTCGAGTAGGTCCCGAGAATCTTCCTCCCAGGGGGGACCTGTGTGAGGTCCTCGTTGAGTAGGCCGAACTCCGCGAGGGTTGTCATGACCTCACCTTCGCGGTCGGTTTGGCATATTCCGCGCCGGGGATCCGGAGCTTCTCCTCTGTGTTCAGGACTGCCAGTTCATGGGGACCCAGGATTGCCCGGATGAGATAGACCCCGTTGGTCTCGTTGTAGTGCTTGATCCATTTCTCGACGTGGTCGATGTCCTTCTGGTCCCGGAGGGGGATCGCGTTCACCAGATGCTTCCCAGGGTGGAAAAGATAGAGTTTATACATCGCCCCTCTCCTCCGCCTCGATGATCATCTTCTCAATGCAGTCGACACATAGGTCCCGGATCTTCGGGTTCGCCTTCTCATAGGGGATGAGGAGGGGGTACTCCTGTCCGCAGGTCGCGCAGGTCCGGATCCCCATCATCTCCTCCTCCACATCGGTCGGGTCCTCGACCCGATCGAGTACCAGGTCCCCTCGGTGGTGATCACCTGCATTGACTTCGTCACTGCTCTCCTCATGGCCGCGACCTCGGAGGGGATTCTCTCGTAGTGTGGGACCGTATACTGGACCCCCATCAAATAGAGGATCTCGTCCCGGGTGACGATGTTTCCCCGCACTCTCGCCAGGGCTGCTCTGACTCTCTCCGTGGCCTCCTCCTCGGTGGTGATCCCGTAGGTGGCTACGACCTTCGCCGAGAGTCTCACTCCCTCACCGCCTCGAAGGTGATCGCCCAGACGAGCTCGTCCTCCCATCCCAGGGAGGGGAGGCGGTCCCGATTCAATCCTTGGAAGATCCGGAGGAAGGTTTTTCGATCGTCGAATCCCTCTGCCCGGGCGTCCTCCTCGGTGATGTCGCCGACACGTTCCTGCCGGACGTCGAGGATCCTGACCTTCCCGAAGACGGCCTTCGGGTTGAACCTGTCCCGGGTGACCTTGTGGATGGATCCCACATTCCACCTCTTCTTTCCCAGGCGTCGGGTCTGGGTCTTTCGGCCGCTGAGGATGTCCTCGACGAGGAAGTGGGAGAAGGTGATCATACCAGTTCCCCCCCGACCCTGAGCCGGATGTCTGGGTATCTGTAGAGAAGGAGTTTCAGGGTCCGCTCGAACTCTTTCGTCCTGAATCCCTTGACGTCCTCGGCCTCGATGGTCCCGTCGAAGTAGGTGACGCGGAAATCTGCCCGGTAATTGATCGGCCGGTATTTCTTCCCGCCCCGCTCGAATCCCTCCTGCAGAAGGTAACTGGGCTGCAGTTCGATGTCTTTGACGATGCCCTGGGCCTTCATCAGGAGGAGTTCCTGGTATCGTTTTGCCTCTTTTTTTGAGGTAAACCTGATCCCTCCGACCTCGGTCGGGATCGCGCTGTATTTGTGTTTAGCTCTCATGGACGGCCTCCTTCTGGAGGAGTGTGATTCTCGGGACACTGGTCAGATTTTCAAGTGTGTTGTTCTTGGGGTCCCCGTCGATGTGGAGTATAACATGCCCGGGTGAGATCTGCCCGTAGTGGTCGATCCACACCTGCCGGTGGAGGCAGACCTCCGTGTATCGGCCCCGGGAATACTTCTTCCGACGGAAATACCCCTGCCTGCAGAGGTAGTAGACTCTCCCCATGTAGACGATCTTTTTAGTCATTCCCCGTCCCCCCGTGGGCTCTGTTTCGAGTGGAGGGGGATTTTTTGATATGGCATTAACTTTTTTTGCAGGTTAAGTAAGTTATGTATATAAGAAAGGACAAACCCTACACTGCCCTTTTTTTCCTGGGTGAAAGAGAGGAGACCCTCTTTTTCCATACCCCCTGCTTCGGAGAGTGTTCCAGTGGAAATAATGCCCACGGGGGTATGGACCGTCATACGGCATCACACCTCTCGTATATGTTGATCGGCCTGTCATACCGGCCGCGTGTCTGTCCGCATTTCCGGATCCGGCCTTGTTTCCGGAGGTTTGCGACCGCACGGATATACGAGCTGTGTGGGGTCCTCAGGGGGAGGACGACCCGTTCCTCAAGGTCCTCGACGGTGAAGAGGGGCATCCTCTTGACATACTCGAAGATCTTCGCCTCCTGGGTCTCGGCCTTTGCCTCAAAATCTGCAAGCTGGGCCTGGGTGAGGACATGGCCGGTCTGATGGTAGGGGGTCAATACTTTATCCCCCCAGGAGGAGTCGTATTCTCGCATCTGGGGCAGGAGATCCACACGTCTGCGGTCCTGAATCGGTATCTGCAGATAGGACAGACAACAATCCGTGGCTGCTTCAAGACGTCACCCCCGGGATCTTGGTCTGGTCGGGGTCGGCCATGGCCTTCACGGCCTTTGCCGGGCGACCCGGCCGGCGACGAGGAATCCTGCGTTCACACCCTGGGGGGCATCGGTCGGTTTCAGTACGAGGACCTTCTCCCCTTGCGAATTGGTCAGGGTCCCCATCTCATACTCCTCGGACCCGTAGGTACTCATCATCTTGATCAGGTTTTTCAGGATAGGTGCCCCGAGGAGCATGATCGGGTCATATCCATCCTGGGGTTCGATGATCCCGACTGCGATCACATTCCCCGCGTCCTTCATGACGATCTTCATACCAGGCCCTCCATGAGGATCCGGAGCATATAGGCGTTCAATGCCCCTGGGCGGTCGGGGTCGACCCCTGCCTCCTTGGCCTTGGCGACAACTGCGTCCCTCTGCTCGTACGTCAGGCGGAGGGGGTAGACGGTCGTCTCGGTCATGCGTTGATCACCTCGCCGTTCTTCTTCCCGCCCCCAACGATGGCCGCCCCATTTTTCGTCGGAGCAGGGGGTTCGGAGTCCATGAGCTCCCGGGCGAGCTGGAGGCGTTCATACGCGGACCGGATGAGTCGGTCGGCCTCCTCCGGGTTACCTGCATTGAACCTTACCTTGAGGACCCCGCCCTTCCCCGGGGTGCCGATCTCAATACTGTCATTGAGCTCGGGGACCGGGACGTGGATGTGCCGGATCTCGGTCACAGCCGGCAGGTTGAGTATCTCCTGGGGCGATGGCTTTACTGGGGGGGCCTGGGCGGGGGGAGTGGTGACGATTGGACCGGGGTCTGGGGCAGGTCCGAAATCTCCCGTCTCGACCCGGATCCCGACATTCTTTACCACCTCGAGGTGGATCATTTTTCCAACTGGGATCTTGACCAGTTTTGCCCGGGTCTCCATCGAGACCTTGTATTCCTTCCCATTGACCTTTACCGTCGGGAATCCGTCCCGGAGACCGTTCGCCTCTAATGGCCCGGAGACAATCTCCATCAGGCCATCCCCCCCAGGGGAATCAATTTTGTCTTCCGTGCCGATTGTACTGAGACGGCCCTGATTCCGCTGATTGCAGTCTGGGGGATCGGTCCGTCACTCTGAATTACAGACATCTGCTTTCCTCTTTTCGACATTGTTCATCTGCCAGTACCCGCGTTCGATCATCACTTCCCCGATGCGTTCACATCGGAAGTGTGCGTTCACTATCTGGAGGTCCTCCTCGGTCACCGGGCGATGGGGTTGATCTGTCATCCAACTTTGACCCCCTCTGCCCGCGCCATTCGGACCACCGCAGCGACGATCACCGCAGAATTTGTGTCAAATTCCGGGTTCTTTTTCCGGATCTGCCCGAGGAGACCGAACTGCTGTTCAGTCAGCCTCATCGCGATGCGTCGCGTCTTCTGTGTGCCTCTTGTAGGCATAATGTATCCTTATCGCCATCCTGGTATATATTTGTATGGCTTTGGTGATACTGTGCTAAGGCGTGACAATAAAAAGGTAATTACCAATGGGTCTCCATCAATCCGTGCTCATGACAGCTCCCAGGGGTGGCAGGACGGAGAAGGTTCAATTCAGACTCCCAGTACATATCCTCGAACGAATAGATGCTCTCATCTCGGAGGATGGAGAGTATTCCACTCGATCCGAGTTTTTCCGGCACTTGGCTGAGTCATATTTCTCCCATCGTGAAATGGTTGCGAATCTGGATGACACTATCCAGTCACGTATACAGGAGGGTAGGTACGATAGCGCGCTCTCTGCGAGGATTGCCAGATTACTTGCGGATCAATTACTGAAAAAATAGGTCCAGAAAGAAAACGAATGATTTTTCAATCGGTCTTACCATATACTACTTTTCACAAAAAATAGGGGCGGTGAATATTACTATCGACGACAAAATGATTGGATACATCGAATCCTCGCCTAATCTCGATGAGATGATTGACTCTTACTTGTTTGCATTCGCTGATACGCTTCAGGGATCACGTCCCAGTGATGAATCACGTCCCGGATCAACTGTTCCCTGTGAGATATTGCTTCTTCTGTGAGGGGGGCCATACACTTCCCACAAAACTCATTCGTGGGGACGTTGATGTGGTTGCAGTTCGGGCACACCCTGGGGCGGTCCTGGGCCTCCCTCCTCGGTCTGACCTTCTTCGCGACCCCCGCCTTCTCCTCGAGCTCCGCGTCGATGTCCTCGTCCGCGAGGACCCCGTAGGTCTTAAGGACCCGGGTGTCGAGGTTGTTCCAGACACTCTTTTTGATCGTGGTCTCGGTGTATCCATCCCTGAGCATGTGCGTGACCCTGACCTTCCGAAAGAGGTGAGGGTGGACTCTCTTCTCGATCCCGGCCCTCTCTGCCATCCCCCTGATGATATACCTCATGGCGTCGTAGGTGAGAGGCCTCCCTCGTTTTGAGTCGACGAATACCAGGGCCTCGGGGTCCTTCCCCTGGGGGTGATCCATCCTCCAGGTCGCGACGAGCTGAGAGTATTTGATTATCTTCGAGTGCCGGATCTTCACCCCCGTCTTCTCATCCCGAATGGTGACCGCGATCCCCGGGTCGTCGTCTTTCAGGTCCATCCATTTCATCCGGTAGAGTTCCCCGACCCGGGACCCCGTCTCGTAGAGGACTGCGACCAGTGCGCGGTCTCGACTGGTGTTCCCTGCCAATATGATCCGGTTCACCTCCTCGTTTGTGAGGATCTCGTGTGGCATCGTGGTCTGATAGTCCCTGGGGGGGACCTTGATCTTCCGGACCTGTTTCTCCTCGAGGCCAGACTTCCCGTTCTCGATCAGCCAGAGGAGGTAGGCTCTCAAGGCCTTGACCCAGTCGTGTTTCGTGTTCTGCTTGAACGGTTCCCCTCGGGTCGTGGTCCCGGCCATCATTGCAGAGACGGCCGCGTGGACCTCCTTGATCTTTGCCTTGTGATATGGGGTCGCGAGGAATCGCTTCCAGTAAATGAGGTCTGATGTGGTCTTGGCGACACGGTGGATCTTGATATGGCGAGTCGCACGGAGCTCCTGGATGAACTCGCGCAGGTCGGCCTCCTCCTGGGCGTCGATCAAGCCCTTCTCGCGCCCCCTGGGATAGAGACGGAGATACCTCTCCTCGGTGAGGCCGGGATAGAATTGTGGGGGGGCAGATCTCATACCCCTCTTTTTGCGCCTGGCAGGTAATCTATGTTTGCATGAGAGTTGTAGTTCAATCCTAGACGCCGAGGGGGAGATTTCAGGATTGAACTCCAACTCTCTTACACGATCCCAGGTCCGGCCGCGCCGGGACCTCCTCTCATACCCGAGCTCCCGCAGGACCCGGGAGATACAATGAAAGAGTCGGTTCGCACCGAACCGGGCGACCCCCTGGGAGCTGATGTCATCATAGAGTTGTGTATCGGAGATCATAAGAGGGTATCGGTCGTCCCCACTATGCATATGGAGATATTTGACCACAAGGGGGCGGACGACAAGGTAATCCCAGGAGTGCTTTGCGTAGAAATCCCCCGCCATTGGGGAGATATGTCCCTGGGAGAAAAATAGATTAGTCCCTGGTGGACCCCTGGGAGGGCCGGCGGCCGTTCGGCGGCCGGGTCGGGGAGGGGACCCCGCAGTGTCCCTCGCAGGGGCGGCCCTCGACCTTGCCCCCGCTGAATACGCATCCGGCGATACAAGGGGTGGTGGCAGACGCTCTCCTTGCCATAGTAGGTAGTAGGTGGGCGGGGGTTATATATGGGATTTAGGGGGGGGTTACCCTCGGAAGAAGACAAGATGGCACTTTGCGGGGTGGGTGGTCTGGATCCATTGCCCGTCTTTGTATTCCTGCGTCCAGTAGAGAGGGGTACCATCAATACCGATCTGACCTGCTCGGACGCCCGACGTGATTCCCTTGATCGGATAATATGTCCCCTCCTGGAGGTCGAAATACGCATAATCCAGTACGCCATCATCAGCGAGGAGATATTGGTATGTATAATAGTCCCACCCCCACCTCCACCAGGATGAGACAATATTTGCGTTATAGTAATCCATTGCTCGAGAGTAGGTAGATGTATCCGTCCATCCTCCGACGCTATAGTAAGGGTCGTCTATCAGGGGGATCAGAGTGCAGACGTACGACTCCCGGACGTTGAGATAGTCCGGAGTGTTCGGCCACATAAATTCTCCCTCGTGGATGATCGGAATTACGACTGTCTCCCAGGACCCAAAGAAGAACGGGTTGTATTTCCCGGAGTTCGACCAGTTGTTAATCCAATGGCCCCCCCCGGGCGGATCTTTTGTTTTTCTGGTCCAGGTCCCGCCCTCTGCCTTCTCATAGACTTCTAATTCTCCCAAGGTTGGCCCAAAATAACTTCGCAGGTTGACGAATGCGACAGAGGATTTCCCCTGATCAGACACAGCAATTTTCGGATATATGCAATCAGTCCAGTTGTGCGGCCCCCCGACGATCACCGTGTAGGACCAGGAGAGATCTGATTGTTCTCGGATCTCCATCAACCCCCTCCCCGTGAACTCATCGTATACCACCCTCCCGAGGTTATTACTGGGAGCAACCTTTACCGAGGGGACACGATACCAGTGAAACAGAGTAGTATCGAGGATCTTTGATGAGGTCCAATGAGCGGGATTAGGGGGTGCGGCCGTCGAGATTTTTTTGAATATATACAATGGTTTGGGAACATCCGGGTCGAAGTTGCTTGCCCCTGTTTCAATTAGCTGCGCTGCGATGTATATGGCCCCATTGTTCTCCCCAATATCGACGCTATAATAATATGACACTTCATATCCTGGGGGGATCGGGACCTCTTCACTGACCCATTCTCCACTGAACGACCGATAATAGTGTATTATTTTTGGATGTTCCTTCCAGAATATATGAGGCGTGTAGTCCCCAGAGAAGGGGTCAAGGAGGAACTTGAGCTGGACCCCATTCCATTCTTTCATCAGGAGGGTTTTTACCCATCCCGGGTTCGCTGTCCCGGACGGCCAGTCTTTCGGGTTTGTCCCGTTCGAGACCCAGTACCAGAGCCCTCTCGAGTCACCAGAGCTTGCGCCGATATACCCTCCCCTACCATCAGGAGAATATACAATCGTGTCCCCTACCCCAGGGCGGCCGCCCCCAGCCGCGAGACCGTCCGGGCTATAGAGAACGGTATCTCCCGCCCCCGGGGCAGAGTCCTTGATCCCAATATATCCTCCCTTCCCATCAGGGTAGTATTGGAGGGTCCCTTCGGTCATACCTGGACCCTAACCCATATCGGTCCATCTGCGCCCTGAACCTGGACCATCTTGCCGTCCTCCGAGGACTGGATAATAGCCCCCTGGGCGGCCGGGGGAGACTTCTGGGTCGCGAGCTGCATGGCCTTGGCGGCATCGGCGAAGTCGGCGAGGATCCAGTCCTCCGGGTGCCCGAACTCCACCTTCACAGTCCCCGAGAGGTCCCAGGTGAGACCCGTGACCCGGTGATTGGTCGATCCCGCCTCTGCATACTCGAGGAGGGTGAACGTGTCGCCGACGTCCATGGTGGCAGGGAAAGAGGCGAGGGGGACCCGGAACGAGCCCCCTGGGAGGAGGTCCTTGAGTTCAATGAGGGCGGCCCCCGCCCATTTGTCGAGACCGTCGCGGTCCGCAGCCCCGATCACTGACTGCCGCATCCCCCTCTCCCCATAGAGTCCGATCGAGCTGAGCGGTTCCGGATCCTCGTTCGTGCTGTCTGCAGAGAGGACCAGGGTCCCCGATTTGTGTGCGTAGGGGGTGGTGTCGTCGACGCCCCTCGTGAGGTTCTGGAGCTTTGACCTATAGACTCCTGTGACCCGGATCTTCTCCGACCCGATCCAGACATACTGGGGATACCCCATCCCCTGGGAGAGGTCGGACATTGACTCGATTGACAGGCCGGTGATCTCCAGGACCGGGTCGCCGACATGGTGGGCGACGGCGACGGTCCCCCCAGTCCCCCGGGTGACGGTCAGTAGGTTTCCTGACTTCCCGGATATGGTCATCTTCTCATCGCCGATCTGGATGATGTCCCCGACCGCGTAGTTCAGGGCACTCTCCAGGTCGAAGGAGGTGTCGGTGGAGACTATATTCTCGGCGAGGACAGACTCGGATGAGGCCAACCTGGTGATCCGCCTCGTATTTGCGTTGAGTGTCGTCGAGGTCCCCTGCATTTCAGAGGAGGACCCGATCGCAGTGATCGAGTTGTATATATCGTCCTTTGAGGCCGACCGGGTGAGCTCGAGGGCCGTGAGCCTCGGGGTCCATGTGGCCTTCGGGATCGTAGACCCCCGGTATGACCTGCAGTGGATCGTGTGGACGTCGTCCTCGGTCGTCACCCACCAGTCAAACCCACTCATCAGGCAGAGGTTCGCCAGGTGCATGAGGTTGTTCCCGAGTTCCATCCGGTAGTCCATCTTGATCCCGAGCTCGATGTCCGAGTCCCATCCTGGGGGGACGAGGAGGTTCAGAAGTTCTCCCGTCCTCGCACCCTTATGGATCGTCTTCGTGGTGACCTGGATGTCCCGGATCCTCGTCGCGATCCCTACAAAATCCACCTGGACCTCGTTCGTGATCTCGATTCTCTCGACGTGCGAGACGACCCCCACCATGATCAGCCTGCCCCCCAGATAGACCGAGATGTCGTCGCCCTCCTCCGGACCTGGGTGGATGAAGACCCGGGACCCGTAGGGGTGTGTCCCCTGGGGCGTTCCCTCGTCCCCCCTGGTGAGGCCGGTAAGCTCGAACTGCAGGGGATCCGGGGGGGTGTATCCCCCAGGGTTCGAGAGGTATGTGGCGAGCTCCGTCTCGAACCTGGTGATCGGGTTGATCTCGGTCCTCCCTGTATACCGGATCACCTCGTCCCGGACCTTGACCTTCCCAGTCAGGCCGAAGTTGTTGACGTGATCGCAGACAAGGACGTTCCCGCCATCCACGAGGAGAGTTGAGGACGTCAGGTTCAGGGTCGCCCTCCCTACCCCTACCTGGTTGAGCTTCTGGTCGACCTTGAGGTCATGGATGTTCGAGGCACGGTATTCCGCCCCGTTGATGTAGATCATCGCCCTGGGGATTGGGCCTGGGGGTGTGGGGGCCGGCATCTCACTCCCCCTGGGTGATCTTCCGGAAGATGATGTTGTATGGGATCATCCCCTTGGTCCCCGAGTCCCGGTCTATGTCGATAGTATGCAGTTTGACGTAGAGGTCGGGCTCCTCAAACCCATCCTGGGACCAGTGCATCTGGTAGATGATCGACTTCGTCTCATTCTCGATCACGAACCGGAGGAGCCGGGCGAATGCAGGGAGACCGTCGAATTTTCCCGCATCGTCATTCTTCCAGGTCCCGACGACGCGGAGGGTCCGGGCAGAGAGGAGGAGGTCGAGGGAGATGGCCCCCTTCGGGATCTCGAGTTCTGATAGGTGCTTGTCGAGGTGGAGGTAGACGTGGCATCCCGGGAAATAGAAGGTATGGCCCTCCCCCCCAGGGATAGGTTCGATGAAGACGTTTTTATCAGCCATAGAAATTCGTCCTCTTGAGCTGCTGGGCGTTCGTCCTGTTGGACATCTCCGCGATCTGGTCCATGAGCGATCGGTTCCCTGCCATGTTCGGGTCGATGTTGAACGTCGCATTCTGGATCGTGACGCTCATCTCCTGCCCCCTTGACGTAGGAGAGGCTGCCAGAGTCCCCCCCTGGGGCGAGGACAGGGTAGGGGTGGCCGGCTCGTTCGCGTAATACTTCGCGAGGATCTGCTCGAATTTCTCCGAGTCCATCTTCGGGAGGCCTCCAGCCGAGGACCCCTTATTCCACCATTCGTCTTTGTAGTCGTATCCCCAGGAGAGAAACGATTTGATGGCGTTATCCTCCTCGTTCCATCCTGCATGGGGAGGGACGAACTCATATTTCGGGAGCGCGATGTTCTTCTCCCGGAGGAAGTTCGCATACTCCTGGGGGGTCATCCCCATCTCGCGCATCTGGGTGATGATCTTCCCCCACCCCTCGGTATCCCCCATGGTGTCGCCCTGGTCTGTTCTCCCCCCGGTCCCGCCCCCCATCTCCCGGACGTGTTTCTCCAGCTCCTGGGCGTATTTGTCATACTGGTCGAGATGTTTGATGAGCGGGGACTCCTTCATCCCTGGGAGACGGGCGAACGTGCTGTTGTAGAGTTCGATGAAGAAGTTCATCCGGTCGATCCAGAAGTTGTCCCAGGCGAGAGACATATCGTCGAGCCAGTTCAGGAGCGCGGCCTTCGCGTCCCCGACAAAGTCTCCCAGGGCCTTGAATGCCCCGGCATTCCGGAGGAGGAGGACGATCTCGATCCCGATCATTACCCCTGCCAATGCTCCCAGGACGATCCCGAGGGTCCCGGCCGCGATCCCTGTCGCGATGAGGGCTTTGTGGACCCCCCAGAGTGCTGCGGCCCCCACCACTGCGAATGCGATCATGTCCTTGAATCCAGAGGGCAGGTTGTTGAGGGCCTTCCCGAGCTCGATGAACCATCCGACGACGACCATGAGGTAGGGGAGGAGCTGGATCAGGATGACGTCCGCGACGAATCCGATCGACCGGCCGAGGAGGTCCATCATCGTGTGTGCGACACTCGAGTATCGGATCGTCGCATAGATGGCTGTCACTGCCCCCCCGACGAGCATGAGCTCATACTTCCATCTCTTCAAGAAGTCTTCGATCTTCGGAGCTGCGTCCTCCGCGTCCTTCTTCGCACCCTGCATTCCATTTGATTGAGTGTCGTAAAATTCTCTGGCCTGCTGGGTCGCCTCCTCTGCCCCCTGGAGGTTGATAAGGATCTGGATGAACTTCTTGATCGTGTCTGTTTCCCCTTTCATGGCATCTGTCTCCTCTGTGAATTGTTGTGCCGGGCCTCCAGGGCGTGGATCAGGAACATCCGGTCGATCGGATTGATCTCTCCCTGCTCGGACGGGAGTTTGCCCGTCGTCTCGAACAGGTAGAGCATGAACTGACCCTCATTTGTCTGGGCGAAAGGATTTGACGTCCTCCGCAGACTTCGCGATCGTATTGAAGATCCGGTCCATCATCACGAGGGCATATCCGGATCCCTTGATCTTGCCCCTCACCCCCTTGTCGATCACGGCCCAGGTCCTCCAGTCATTCCAGGGCTCCTCCATGCAGACGCCGGCGAGGATCTCATACATCGGCCGCATGACCTTGAGGTCATTGACCCGGATCTTATCGGGGTCCTGCCCCAGGGCGAGGGCATTCTCCCGGGCGGCCTTATACATCTCGATGAGTTCCTCCTGGAGGCGGCCCTGCCTCCTCCGGATCTCGTAGGGGACGGCGGCCCTTACCTTGATCTTGACACTCTCCTTCCCGTCACCGAAGAAGACGTATTTATACTGTTTCTCTGCGATCGAGAGGAAGGATCTGACCTCGTCCAGTTTCTTCTCATGTTCCTGAACGAATGTCTCGAGTTCCTGGTCCTCAAGATCCTCCCATTCTTCATCTGCTGGGAGGGGTGTGGAGTTCGGGGTTTCCTCCCCGGGGGACTTCATACTCATGACTCTCCGCCCTCGAAGTCTTCCTCGTTGTCGTAGTAGACGGTCCTCCCATGCCCCTTGAGGGGGACGTGGATGAACTTGTTCTCCTGGACCGGCATGTTCCAGTTCTCGAAATAGACCTCGTCGACGACGATCCGCATCGGTTTCGAGAGTGCGTTCCCGTTGAACTTCGTTGCGAGACCGATGAACTGGAAGAGGGCGACCTCGGAGGTATCTTCGACCTTCCCGCTCCCCAGGCGGCCGCTCGGGGCCATGATCAGGGTTGCGATCCATTTCGTCGAGTCCGGTAGGAATCGGCCGTAGGTTGCATTCACGTCGACCTTGAAGTGGTGTCGTGCGACGCCTTCCCTGAACGTGCTGTCCTGTGCGTATTCCTCCTCATACTGCCATCCCGCGAGGACCTCCCATCCGTGGAGGGAGAGGAGAGTGTGATAGTTCGATGGAGTGAACACTCGGTATCCGTCTTCCCCTGGATCGTCGTAGGTCCCCTCATAGACGCGGACCTTGGCGGCCTGACCCCCGAAGTAGAGGGCCGCGCCGTCCGCAAATGTGTTGAAATCTGCCATTCTTTACGCTCCGATTTGGTTAAGGGTGATCTGAAATGCGTGGATCAGGTAGTCGCCGGACCTCCGGTATCCCACCTTGACCTTGGTGTCATCGACGGTCGCGACCCCGAAGACATACCCGTTCTCGAGGACGGCCTGGATGAGCTGGTTCTCGCCGGTGAAGAGGTCGAGACAGTTGTATCCGAACTTCCTGACCTCCCGGAGGCCGGAGGGGATGTCCCGATACTGGTAGAATCCGATGATCGTCGTCGTGAAATGATGCTCCGCAGAGAGGCAGTCTGCCCCCTGGGGGTAGACGATCCGGTCACCGTCACCGACCAGAGGGATGACTCTGATCTGGGGGAAGACGTCGAGTCGACCCGGCTCCTCATCACCCTCGAGGACAGTGAGGGGCCGGACCGCCTTCGGGACGAGGAGGTCCTCGTTGTCCCGGATCCGCTCGATGACGGCATCGACGTAGGCGTCGACCAGCATCCAGGTAGGGATCGGAGGTGGGACCGTCACGACCAGGTCACCCCCTGGGAGGCTGCGGGAGTGAACATCTCCTGGAGGGCGTCGACTGCATTCTCGACCCCCTCTGTGATCCCGTCCTGGAGAAACGTCCTGGGGCGGATCCCCTTCACGCAGGCGCGGAAGATGTCCTTCCCTGTCTTTCTGTCCTTCCAGTGGAGGGCCTTCGGCCGGTCGACTGCCATGATCGTCCCTGCATAGCGGATCCCCGTCGCGCATATCGGGGTGTGGTGTGGACCGTAGAGGCCGGTCCCCCGGATCAGCCAGAGGGCATAGATGGTGTTATTGAAGAGCTCGACCCGGTTCGAGGTCCGGTCCCCCTCATACCAGTGTTCCCGGAGATACCCGGTATCGACTGGAGAGTGGTCCTTGACCGACGTGAGGATCTCCCCCTGGAAGACGTCGAGGACCAGGTCAGAGACCTTCTTGACATCTGTCACGGGGAGGTTGATCTCGACCTCGACCCGGGGGCTCTTCATGGGATCAGCCATCCGAAGTCGATACCTCGACCGATGATGACGCCGAAGAGGGTGGCGACGACGCCGAAGGCAATTCCTATGAGCGCATAGAGGATCGTCTTCTGGAGGGTTCTGACCTCGGTGATGCCGTCCTCGATCCTCTCCATCCGGGCGTCAAGGGAATCGTCCTTCGCCTTAAGTGTCTCGATCTTCGCGTCGATCACTTCGCGGTGCAATTTGCATACATCTGGTGTGACTTTTTCCGCCATGTCGTGGTTATCTCCAGGGCCTCCCCAGGGTGGCCCTTCTCTGGTAGGGGAGGAGCCGGGTCTTGAGGTCCTCGGTGAAAATCTCGTCCCCCAGCTCCCGGAGGAGGTCGGCGGCCTGGTCAGTGCTCTGCCATCTCGCGACGTCTGCCTCCTGGGATTTCTTTTTCTGTTCGAGATAGTTCGTGACCATCTCCTTTGTGATCGTCTTGATCTCCTGGATGATCGGGTGTGCAGAGTCGTATCCTGCAGTGTAGGTGACCCGGACGTTCCCGTTCCCCATCCTGGGGACCTGCCGAAGGAATCGGATCCTCGTGAGGTCCCCCACCTGGAGGACCTGGTAGTCTCCTGCAGAGAGTTCCGTCCTGGGAGTCCGATCAGTCCATGAGATCACCCCGGAGGGCGACCCGGTATCTTCACTGACAGACTCGATCGAGATCACGGGCTGCTCCCGGAGGAAGAAGATACGATCATCCTCCCGGATCTCCCCGAGCTCCCCGGTCCTCCCCCTGCCGTCGTGATACTCGACGACCTCGTGAGGGAGGAACGAGACCCGCCTGCAGAACCGATCGATCCATCCGGAGACTCCCAGGGCGAGCGACTCGAGGAGGGCGACCCATTCCGAGATCACCATCTCGTCATTCCCCGTCTTGAACGAGGTCTGGCAGTATCCCGCCCAGGCCTCGATCTCCTGCCTGGTGACGTAGCTCTGGGTCATGTTCGCGATCCGCTTGGTTGTCCTCTCCCCCAGGGCGAGGATGATCGTGTCTTCTGACTCCGGCATGGTCCCCTCTCAAAAAAGGGGATTAGCCGAAGAGGTTCACGGCCGGATCGTTCGGCAGGGGCTTGATCTGGAGCTCGATCGGGCTCGTCTGACTGTCCCCGAGCATGAACGAGTTGAGGACATACAGGATGTTGTTGTCCGCGATCCCGGTCGCCGAGGGCGTGGTCCCGAAGCATCCGCGCTTGATCACGATCAGGGTCCCGGTTGAGGACTCGGAGGTCGCGTCGTAGACTTCCATGATCTCGCCAGAGGCGGTCTGGACATAGAAGTTCTCGTTCGACCGATTGATCCCGGTGTTCGTGGTGACCCCGACGATGTCATAGGCGATCGACATTGTGGTTGCGGTATAGGCAGTGCTGCCATTGTTGACGGCGAGCTGCCCCCGCACTACAGTCGCGGCACCCCCGGCAATCAGCCGGGCCGCGATAAGGGAGACTCCCTTATACTCGTTCAGGATCACCCAGTCATACTGCTCGGCCTGCTTGACCTTCGCGATGACGTCCATCCCGGGCATCCTCTGGAACTTCTTCTCGGTAATTTCTGATGCTGCCATGGTTATTCACCTCAAGACAAGGTCGGGATAGCCCAGACTCCACCCTGCATGGAGAGGCAGGTGGACGTGTCGGGCGAGTAGTCGGTCTTGTCGATCAGACACTCCGCGCAGGAGATCACGTAGGACTTTGACGTGTTGATGTTGGCGAGCTCCTCGAAGGATTCAGCCCAGAGGACCCGGCGCTCGATCGTGTCGGTGTTCAGCATGAAGATGTTACCATTCCTGACTGCGTTCGGCATGAACGGGATCGGGATGAGCGGGATGATCCCGTTCGGCATGGCGATGTTGAGCTTGCTGATACCGTAGGTCGTGGTGACCATGTTGTCGACACCCCGGAACTGGTCGTTGAGTGCCGTCCGGACCCATGCGAACGTCCGATAGTCCGTCAGCATGACATCAGGGACCTGGTTCGAGTAGACCATCCTCCGGTATACCTCGTTCAGGTCGGGGTAGAGGTAATTCTTCCAGACGACTGCGGGGTCCGTGTCAGTGGACCAGGAGGTCGCGACCTTCCATGACGGGGAGGCGTGGGTCCTGGTGCCCGTCGCGGCAGTGTGGCCGGTGATCAGCTCGTAGAGACCTGCATACTGCTTGGACCCGGCCGGCTGGAATGCGTTCTCGGTGTTCGAGAGGTCGCGGTT